GTTCCTGAGGTGGTTTCTATGGTAATAGCCTTGGTTTGGGTAATCATTACCGGTTGAGACATCGCTTTTGATGTGGCAGCAATGTTTCCGGTTAATGGGGTCCAAGTATCGAACGGCGCGGCACAGTAATATCCCGTAGTACCTGCGGCGGTAGGCACCGCTACAAGCGCCCCCCCATCGGTTGCCATGCGCGAGTCGGCAGCCCTGTCGGCAGCCCGAAAAAAATCACGGCCATTGTATGATAAAACAGTAGCAATACCATCTGTGAACCCACGGATTGGGAGAGTTGTAGTATTTCCTGACGATCTGTTTACGTAGCCAAACGATAAAAAATCAATCTGATGAACTGGGTCCCACGAAGATGTCACCGGATCTACGTTGATGTCTTCGAATACTGGGAATATTGTACCGGAACCTGCTTGGTCAGCTGTAAACACGGCACCACCTGCGGTAGTACCCTTAAATTTGACAATGGCGGGTTGATCCGTCGCGGAGGCTAGCTCTCCGGCGCTTCCTATCGTTGCCAGCAAGTTATTCAGCGTATCGGTGCGCGGGATGATATTCGCTACAAGATCGCCATTGCTGTCCAGGGCGACAGATCCGGTCCATGCGGAACTATCACACATATAGAGAGTCTTGGTGGCCAAGACCAGGGCCAAGCCGACGCCAAAATCCGTTGCACTCGCCCTATCCACCAATTGGTCATATATCACAATTCTTCCGATGCCGATCGGCCCCGCCGGCGGCGCTCCGCCGGCTTCGGTCACGCTGCCGTCCGCCACCCGCCGCTGCCAATAGGCCGATGCGATCACGACCTCCCCGCCGGCGGCAAGATCGGTGCCGTCGGGTTTCTTGACGGCCAGGCCGCCGACGGGTTGCACGATAACGGGTTGTCCGATGAGCATGGTCTAGTCCTACGGTAAATTGGTTATGTCAGTCAATTCCGGCCGGCTCGCCGTATAAACCGGCGGCTCGGCGATCCATTTTTGATGTTCGGCCTGCGTCTGGTGCGGGTCCACGTCGTAATCGGCGTGGAAGGTCTCGAAGTCATCAAGCGCCGTCAAATCGACTCCGATCGAGCCGGTCACGCGCAGCACAAACTGCAATTCGGTCTCGTAAAACGGGTGCCGAACGCCTAGGTCATTGGTGACGGTTATCGCGCCGTCCCGCACCGATACCGGCGCGGCCGTGGCCAGCAGCAAGGCAACCACCTTGTCCTCGATCTCGGCCAGCCGCGCCATGCCGTCAAATACATCGTCGGCCATAGCCGGCTCGTGGATGCACAGCACCAGGCTGACCGATTCGTCCTCGAACGGCTGCATACCTCGCACCGCCTTCACCGGCACGTAGCACACCGCCGGAAAATCGTTCGCGCTGACCGGCCGCTTGTAGCCGATGAAATGGCGCGGCTGCTTGCCGTAATGCGCGGTCCAGTACGCCTGCAAACCCGCATCATTCTGTATATAGGCGCGCAGCGCGTTGAGGTTCGCCAGGCTCATCCGCGCCCCAGGCTAATCTGTCCGAAGCCCGCGCCGGTCGGCTCGCTGAGCCCGAGCGCAGGCCGCGTCAGCTTTTTAACCAGCAGTTCGGCCATGTCCTTATATTTCTCGGCCTTGTCTTTCAGCACCAGGTTGTCGCCCATCGAGCCGGCCACTGCCGCCAGATGGTTGGCCCAGGCCACCGCGATCGCCTTCAGATGCGGGTTAGGCAGCGTAATCGTCGCGGCCAGCGTGGCATTGATGCCCATGTTGGCCAGCGACAGATCGACGTAGGCGTCGGCGTCGTTCATATGCAGATCCGTCACCGCCAGGGCTGGATCGGTGCAATCGGTCAACTGCGCGTATTTATGCGGCATTGCCGATTCCCCCGTGCGCCGCGATCACCGACAAGGCGCGCGCGGTCATGTTTTCGATCCGACTATCCCGGTCCGCGAAAAAAAACGGAAACGGGCGGTTGCCGGGATGGTTGATCGAGCGGCGCAGGATATAACCGCCGCCGACCGGAATCTTCAGCGCCTTGCGCCCCGGTCCCGGCTCGATCACATGCGGGCCGGTGCCCTGTTCCACGTAGGCGGCATGTTCCGCGTTCGCGAAGATTTCCGCCGAACCGTTGCCACGCCCGCGCCAGCCGATCGACTGCTCCAACTGGCCGGTGCGCGACGTGAACGAACGCCCCGCCGCTATCCAGTCCAGCGTGTCGTCGGTATAGCTTTCCGCCGCCGCGTTCACTGCCAGTTGCAGCAAACGCGGATCGCTCAGCGCGGCCAGCACCGAGGGCAGATTGCCGAGTTCGAGGCGGATGCCGTCGCTCACTTTTTGTCCTTTGCCGACTTTTCGCCGGCGCCTTCGGTCGATTCCTTAGAATCATCGGCGGCCGGCGGTTCGTAGCTATAGCCGCAATGCTCAACGCATTCGCGCGCATCGACCGGCTCCCGCTCTTCTTTCACGCCTTCCGGCGAATAAATCGTGACCAATGCCATCGCTGCCTCCTAGTCGTCTTTCGCGATAAACGCGCTGAAGTTGATGCCGGTCGCGATCGTACCCGCGATCAGCGTCGAAAGGCGCACGTATCTATATAGTGTGCCGCCTTCCTCGTTGCGGAACGGAATCACGTAGCGGCCGGCCGCGCTCAGCGCCGCGTCCATCGGCACCACCAGGTTGCCGAAAACCTTCTTCGCCAGGCAGGCCGAACCGGACGTCATCGCCGCCACGTTCGAGCCTTCCAGCGAAACCGTGTAAATCTCGTCGCCGGTCGCGATTTCGCAGGCGCTGAGGTCGATCACCACGTTGCCTTTGACGAAGCCGGCGCCCAGATCGATGATCGTGCCGTCCGCGGAAGCGGCCAGCAGGCCGGCGGCTTTCAACAACAGCCCGTTGTCATAGATAAAATTCGAATGTTGTCCCATTGCGTTCTCCCGATTAAGCGGTAACGGCGGCGTCGGCGATCGACCACAGGCGGGTCGCGGCACGGCCGTTCATGATGCACAGGCCGTTGAACCATTCCACGCGGGTTCGGTACTTCGGCTCGGCTTGCAGCTTGCCCATGTCGTCGACCTGGATGCCGCCGTTCTGAATGCCGAACAACGAACCGGAGCCGAGGCTCAACACGTAGATCGAGGTCGCGGTCGCGGTGCCCGAGGTCGCCGCTTCGGTAAACGGTAGAATCGCGCTGCCTTCATTGTCCTGGTCGACGATCAAAATCGGCAGATCGTTGTACTTGGTGATCTGGCGGCCGAATGCATCGCGGTCGTAAGTGATATAACCGCCGATGCTGGAATTGCGCGCGGCGGCCGTCAAACGGCGGCGCATCGCCTTGCTCATCAGCAAATGGGTCGGATTCAGCGTCTGGTCGATCGCTTCATCCAGTTTCGCCAGGCTCAACGCCGTGCCGTTCGCGGTCGCGCCGGCGGCGATCTTCTGATTGCCGGTAATCCGGGTTTGCAGGCCGTCGAATTCGCGCGGGTCGCTGAGCTGGTCGCCCTTGATGAATTTGCGTGTCCAGGCCAGTGCCAACGCGCGCACCTTCATCGCTTCCTGCACCGAACGCTGATCCATGCCCATCGTTTGCACGATGAAGGTATCCACGTCCAGCTCGCCGCCGGCGATCACCAGATTCTCGGTTTGCGGATTCAGCACGCCGGTCGATGGCGTGTAAGATTCATTCACGCCGCGAAATCCCACGCCTGGCAGCGCTTCCTCGCGGTTGTATTTCAGCGCGTTGCCGATGATGTCGTCGAACGGCAGATTCATCAGAATGTCGGACGAACCCGCGTACATCTCGATAATCGCGCGGCGGACTTCGTTGCCGGTTTCCAGCTTGGCCGCTTCAATAAGTGTCAATGCCATGATTATTTACCTGCTTTTCTGGCGGCGATCAGCCGTTGTTGAGGGGAAATCGGCGCAGCCTCTTCAGTCTTGATGGGCGTCTGCGTTTGCTGCGGACTGCCGGAGCCGGAGCCGCCTTGCGGTTTGGCCAGGAATGGTTTGTCCTTGAGCAATTGCGCCACCGCCTCGGCGACCGGCTTGCCGTCGATCGTGACATTGCCGTTATCATCGCAGGCCGCCTTGCCGGCCAGCAAATCGCTAACCGTCGCCGGGTCCAGCGCATCGGTGGATGCCGACAGCAAAGCCGCTTTGATCTGGGTTTGTTCGAATTTGCCCTTGAAGGTTTGCGCTTCCAGGGCCTTGGCGTCGGCCAGCTCCTGCAGCTTGCCTTGCTCTTTCAGCCTGGATTCCTGCAACGCCTCGAAACTTTCGTGGCCGGTCGCTTCCTTCAGTTGCTTCTTGAATTCTGCGCGTTCGGCGGCCAGAGCTTTTTGAACTTCGGCCTGCACGTCGACGGCGGGCGCGGGATTTGCCGGCGCAGGGTTGGCCGGTGGGGTTGGGTTCTCGTTTGGATCTGCCATCGAGGGCTCCTGAATATTGCCGGGTAAATGAAAGTACCGGCACAGGATACGAGGCGGGGATAAAAAGAATCAGGCGGAACCGGTTCCAGGGAGATGCGCTAGGGGGCGAAACCGGCAAAAAACATCATAAACGGAAAATCAGACCAGGGCAAATAATCCGAAGCGGCGATTAAACGCAATTTAACGGGGGGTTAACAGGGGGTAACAACCTTAAGCGATACATCGGGTGCGCTCCTGGGTGCTTTTGCGCCTTAGAGCGGCTTAGATTCGTCCGTCACTTTAACGAGGATTCGTCTATCAGCTGCAACGCTACCGCGTCCTTTTTCGAAATCAACCCGAACCCGTCCGCCCGGATCATCTGATCCAGCGGCGCGCCTTTTTTAAGCGCGGCCTGCGCCCACTTCGGCAACAACTGCTCGCGCCGCTCCGGCGTCACGCCTTTGACAAACTCGGCATAATCCTGCGAACCGACATGCTTGATCCGCGTCACGCGCGGAATCAAAAGACACATGCAATGCGGATGCGCCTTGTGGCGCGGCACGCTATCTTTGGTCCATACGCCACGGCCCAGGCCCATTTCGATATTCGCGTAATAATCGCAGATGTCCAGGCGCGGGTGCGATGAGGACAGCCGCCACTACTGGTAGCCGATCACGGTCTCGTCGTCCTGGGTGCCGTCGATCACCGCCCGGTGCGCGGCGGTCGCCATTTCGGTGCGGGCGATGCGCTTCAAATGAAAGAGCTGCTTGTCGTAGATCCACCAATGCACGGACCGGGCCGCCAGATCGCCGTTGCCTTGTTTAACCGCTTCCAGCATTTGACTGAACAGCCGCTCGGCCGCCGAGCGCGTGCCGGTTTCGGCTAGCTGGTCGATATGGCGCTTGATGTCTTTTACCGTGGACGCCCATTGCGCCTTGGCCTTCGGGTCGTGGATGATCGTCTGCGCGGATTGCCACAATTCGGTCGCCCAGTCGTCGCGGTATTGCTCGACGATCTTGAACTTATCGCCGCCGGCGGCGCGCTCGATCCGGCGCTGTATGGCGTAGATCGTGCGGTTCGCGCTCTGGCCCTGGCGGATCGCATCGCGCAGGACTTGAGTCAGGCCGGTGCGGGTTTCCCTGTCCCAGCTCCACAGGCGCTTGGAAAGGGTCAGCCCGTCCGGCCATTGCTCGCTGAATGCCTGCTCGGCCAGTTTGGCGACCCGGGCGCTTTTCATCGCCAGGCCCGCCCCGGCGGCCGTGGTCAGGGCGCCGGTGATGGCGGAGCGGATCGCAGTTTGCGCGCCGGCCAGGTAGTCGGCCAGCGCCGCTTCGGCCTCGGGGCCGAGCTGCCAGCCTTCGGCCTGGAGTTTTGCGGTGAGCCGTGCGACAAAGGCGCGAGCGTCGTCGGTTATCTTGCCGTCGTGTTTGAGGATTTCCTGCGCCAGGCGGCGATAGAGTTCGGTGTAATCAGTTGCCAAAGCCCAGCAGCTCCAGTTCGGCAACTTTCAATAGCCACAGCGCCTTGGCATTGACCATTTTCGATGAACGCACATAGAGCCGTTCATCGTCATCGAAGCCGATAATCAAAACCTGTTTAAGGTTGTCGGCGTCCTGTTTAGCGGAATCGATCGCCTGTTCAGGGGATAAGTTTGTCGACGCGGGAAACTTGACTACGCTCATACGCCCGCCTGCTGTCGCAGCCGGTCCCCGTAGGTGTCGCCTTGCGCATTGATCTCGTCGTCGATCGCCTGCATCGTGCTCGGCGCCGTATCGTTGGCGAGGATTTGCCGCGCCAGGCGTTTTTTGATCGCCTTGTCGAATTCGGCGCCCAGCCCCAGACTGACAGCATCCATCGCAACGCCGATCGCCTGTTGCAGATCGGTGATGTTGAACTCGGTTGGATAGGCGATATTGCCGCTAAACTCGTGGTCCTGCCACAAATAGACCAGTTGCGCGATTTCGATCTCGGCCGCTTCGCATTGCCCCGACATGCCGCCCAGAGAGCTATTCGCTTCCTGGAAGTGGAACGCCAGCGCTACGCCCGATTGCTGCACGCCGCCGACAAATTCGAGATTGGCGACGCGGTAAATGTCGGTCACCGTGTCCGCAATCTGCTTCATGTACAGCTCGACCGGATCGGCCGGCGGCGCGATGAATTTCGGATCGCCGCCGCCGGTCGGGTTGTAGGTCAGCGCGTTTTCGGTGCTGATGGTCAAATCCTTCAGCCGCTCGCGCTCCGACTCGTCCGCCACCGGCAGCGCCAGAATCGCGAAGGTCTGCGCGCGGAACAGCTCGCGCAGCTCCGAGCGCGTGTTGTATAGATCCCAGTTCAGCCCGGCCAGGTCGTAAAACCAGCTTTGGCTGCGGCTGGATGACGGGTCCAGCGGTTCGGCGATATGCAGCCGCACGACCGGCACGCGGCCCAGGCTGTATTCGCCATGGTCGATCACATCCGTGCCGTCAGTCTTTTTGCTTAGCTTCCAGCCGGTAGTCGTAAACGTCCGGTAAACGGTTTCGCCGTCCATCGTTTCCGAAAATGTGACCGACAGCCAGCGGCCGGCGGCGTCTTTGGTTTCAGCGACCAGTTGCCCCGGCAAGCGCAGCGCCAGATACGGCAGGGCCTGATCGGCGCGGGTTTGGCCCTGGATTTTCGGTTTGTCGACGATGATGTACACCGAGCCAAGAATCATCGCCAGGCGCTGATAAGTGAACAGCAGCTTGTCGAGCTTGCCGCCCGCGCCGTTGGCGTCGTTCTGAAATTGCGTGTAGAGATCGTCGCTTTCGCGGTTGGGCGTTTGTTTCCAAAGGAAGCCCGTGAACACGTCGACGATCTTGCGGGAAAAGTTCGGGTACACCGCCAGTTCTTTGCGGCGGTCGAACTTGCCGCCAGCGGTCAGGTCTTCGCGCGGATGCGCGACCAGATACGCGCCGGTCGCAAAGCCGCCCTGGCCGCTGTAGGCGTCGAGCAGGAATTGATCGGAGGTACGGTCTATAGCCATTTAAGTTTGAGTCCTTGATAGGTTTTATTCAAGCCGGACACGCACAGCATCCACAACATATGCAGCGCATCCGGCCCGTCGTCATGATCGGCTTTCGGAAAGTGCCGCAGCTGCTCGATCAGCGTGTGCTGGCTCGGGTGCAGGCGGATCAGGCCGTTAACCATGTGCGGCTGTAGCGATTCGATGCGTAGCAACTTGTCCGCATGCGGCACCACCGCCCGCGCCGGCACCGGAATGCCGCGCGCGGCGGAACGCTTGACCAGCTCGGTTTTCAGAAACTCCTGAAACTGCACGGTTTCGATCGCCCACACCTGGCAGCGGTATTCGCGCTGCAAGGCGATCACGTCCTCGATGATCTTGTCCGGCAGGCGCTTTTTGATTGCCGCCTCGATCACGTCCAGAATGCCGGTATTGCGGTTGAAGCCGCCGACCAGCAAGGCGGACGGGTCGCGGCTAACGCCTTTCTTGCCGAGCGACGGATCGCAGGCGCCGTAAAACACCCAGTCCGCCAGCCGGTTGACCCAGAAATTGATGCAGGCCGCGAACGGCGCGTCGTCGTCGCTGAGCGGATCGTTCTGCAATTCGGAATCGAACGCGGCGTGGCCGTCGCGGGCGCGCAGCTTCATCAAGGCGACCAGCGGGCGCCCGGCCGGCCAGGATACGATCGCTCCGGCGTTCATCGCCGCTTCGTTGTCCCGGTAAAACGCGCCGGCGGCCTCTTCGCTGACGTTCAGCAGCAGCTCTTCCCAGCGGTCCCACAGGTCCATGTTGTCGGGCCACTGGATCACCGCCTTGAACTTGCGCGACTTCCACAGCGTGTTTTTTAACAGCCGGTTTAACACCGAGTCGTAATGCAGGATGGTGCCGATCACGATCACGTCGAACTTTTCGCCCGCGCCGCCGAGTTTCAGCACCGCCTTGGTCAGCCAGCTTTGCAGCTTGTCGCGCTGATCCGGCGTGTTGACGTTTTCGTCGTTTTCCAGATCGTCGCCGATGAACAGATCCGGCCGGTAAGGCCCGTGCCGGCGGCCCCGGATGCGCTTGCCGCTGCCGACCGCCTCGATCTTGGCGTTGTTGGCGGTCACGATCACGCCGGTTTGCCACACGCGGCCGCGGCCCATCGCTTCGGGAAAATCCAGCGACAAACGCGGGTTAAACTCCAGCTCGGCCTTGATCGCTTCCAGCATAATGGCGGCCTGGTCGAACGCATCCATGCCGATCATCGGGTATTTCTTGCGGCCGGTGATGACGCACCAGAGCACGAACAACTGGCTGGTGATGGTCGATTTGGCCTCGCCGCGAGGTGCGGCGATCGCGTCGGTTTCGGCTTCTTTCGAGTCGGCGATTTCCGGCAGGCGCTGGTATAGATAATCGTGCAGAACCGAATTCGACTTCTTTACATAGTGCGGAAAGTACGTTTTGCAGAAGAACTCGAAATCGCCCTGGGCGCGCTTTTTGCGCTCGGCGCTGGCCTGCGGATCGGCGGCAAAGCCGTCCACCTCCGACTCGATCCGCTGGCGGAACGAGTCGGCGAGCTGGCCGATGCCTTTGAGGAATTCTTTGGTGGAGGTTTTAGCCATGACCGATCAGATGATTTTTAGCTTTCTGAACGGGCTGATGAATCGAAACATCGCTGGCCGCATTTATCCCCTTGGCAATAGCGTCAAAATCGTTTGTGCTGCGCACTTTTGCCGCTTCCCTTTTATCTTGCGTTACGTTGTCGAAGTGCTTCACCTTGTAAGCCTCGATCGCGGCTTTGTCTTGTTCATTGCCGGCAAACGCTTGCACCTGCGCATGGATTTTATGAAGCCAGGCTTGGCAAAATAAATCGGCCATACGGGTTTTGTTTTCGCGCTTATAGCGTTTCAGTGTCGCTTGATAAGCCGCCCGATCTTTGATGAGCTGCCGGCGCAGCACGTCAAATGTATATCCCGCCAGCTCCGGCTTGATGCCCAGGCCGATAAATATCATCTCGCTTTGCACCCAGCCGCAGCCAGATCCAGATAACGCTTCACAGCCAAATGCGTTGGCGATGATGCCAGCCAGCCGGCACACATAGACCGGCGGTTTATATTTGCCGCCGGTTTTAGCGCTGTATTGTCCTGCCCGCGCAGCCAGCACGTCCGTAGATGTCAGGCTGTATTTCCGCATCAAGGCGTCGGCCTGGCGCTTCGCGGCCTCGGCTTCCGCCGGGTTGTCGGATGTGGCCAGTGCTAAACATTTCGCGATTTTGGCGGCGATTTTCTTTAAATCATCCATCGGCTAATACCTCCCCGAACGGCTGCAAAATCTCCGCAAACGCTTCCTTATGCTGCGGAAAACGTGAATGAATGAACTCGGCCAACTTCTTCAACACGTCCAGGCGAATCGCCAGCGCGTCGGTTTCCGGAGCGAATCTACGCAGGGCAGCGGCGTTTTTGCTGAACGCGTCGGACGCGGTGGCCAGCAAGGCGACCTTTTTGTCCGGCGTCATTTCGCCGTCCTGCTCGATCTGGCTCATCGTCGCCTGCACATTGCGGATCATCATGGTTAAGGTCTGCCGCACCACGTCGTCGACGGCGCCGCCGGCCAGCAATTGCGCGCCGCGCGCCTTGTCCCAATCGTCGCCGGCCTTTTTCGCGTCCAGCTTCCAGCGCCGCGCAGTCGGCAGCGGCACCTGGTTGACTTCGGCGGCCGTGGTCAGCTCGACGCAGTCGTAAATGTAGGCGGCGCGGACCTTGCGCTTGATGTTGTCGTCATGCGCCATTGCTCACATCCACGGCGTAGGCCGGATAAGCGATAGCGCATCCGGCATGTCCCTGTTCGCCGGATGCGCTGCGCTTATCCGGCCTACGAATTGACTGATCATCATCATTCTCCCCTCAGCGCGGCTTGCGCGGCGGCAATGCCGGCCTGCACGATCGCGTGTTTCATGTCGTCGATCTCGCCCGGCGTCGGCCGCGAAATCCCCGGCGTGGCGCTCCAGCCATTCACGGTCGAGCGTCCGTGCTCGTTCAGGATCGCGATGCCGTTGTTAACGGCCAGTTGATCCTGCTCAGCCAGCCAGGCGCAATCGGTGGCGATGCGGTCCGGGGACGCGGCATAGCCGATCTGCTCGACTTGGTCGCGGATCGAGCGCAGCGGCATGCGGTAGCCGCCGGAAAAGCTCAGCACGGCCAGGATGGCCAGGCGCCGGCGTTGGGTTTCGAATTGATTGAAATCGCTCATTTATGGTCCATCAGGTAGCGGTGAATGGTTTTCAACAGCTCGTTGCCGGCATGAAACTCGCCTTTCAGCCCGGACAAATCGCCGGTCATCTTGTCGAGGCGCTCGTGCACGCGGATAAAGTCGGCCTTATCCGGCACATGCTCCAAGTCCTGCTCGACGCGGGTCAGGCGTTCGGCCTGGGCGTTCAGCTTGCCGTCGATGTCGTAGCGCAAGGCCTTGATGTCCGCCTCGGTCGCCGCATGCCGTTT